AGCGTCGTCTACAGAGATACCCAGCTCACGGGCGAGCTTCCTTTCCTTCATCCCATAGTTCAAGCCGAAGCCAACTGCCTTTATCTCTATGCGGCGGCGGAGCAAGTGATGCATGCGCTCTGTTATTTGCTCGCGAGGTATTTCACCGTTATCCGCCTTCTTCTTCATCTTTTTAGCTTCAGCTATCTCGTCGTAGGTGAAGCCGTCGATGGGGCCAAAGACGAGGGTGGCGTTCCCCATATGGATGTCGCGCCCGGCTTTGATCATTTCTATCATGGATGGTTCAAGCGACGCGCATGCCAGCAGGCGCATTTCTAGTGTGTCATAGTCGGCCACGACCATGTCGTGGCCGGCCTCCGGAATGAACGCCCTCCTGATTTTGAACTCGTCGTTTTCTGGGTTGGGGATGTTCTGAAGGTTGGGATCGGCGGAAGAGAGGCGGCCAGTCCTGGCTACGTCTTGGTTGAAACGCGTATGTATGCGCCCGCGCTCATCCATGTGCTGCGCCAGCCCCTTAATGTAGGTGCCCATCAATTTGTCGAGCTCGCGGTACTGTAACACCAGTTTGGCTACGGGGTGTTCACCGCTCAGCTCTTCCAGTACTTCTGAGTCTAGGGATGCCTGCTGAACCCCGCTTTTACCTCCCTTAGTCAACTTACGGCTCTTGATTTTGCATTCGGTGAAGAAGAACTTGCGGAGGTCTGGTGTACTATTAGGGTTAATACCCCGCCCCGCCGCTTTGTTGATCTCCCGGCCTATACGATCTAGCTCCTCCCTCACCGGTCTCTCTGTGGTGTCTAGATAGTCTTTGTCTACCCGTATCCCGTTACGTTCGCAGTGCCAGAGCACGCGGGTGAACGGCATTTCGATCTTATAGAAGTAGTCCCACAGGGTGCGGTAACGGTCAGGGTAAAGGGAGTAGATATTGGCGGCCTCCAACTGCTTTTTGAGCTCCCAATAGTTCTGCATAGTGCCATAAGCGTCGTTGGAGGCGTACTCGACCAGTTTGGGTAGGTCATTGCGCGCGCACCACATGATGGCGTCCTGCACTGTGGGGAACGCGCCTCCCTTACGTACCTCTTCTATGGTGGAGTTTAGTGTGAGCCTACCGGCTTTATTGAAGCGGAACGTGTCCTTGAAATCGTTCCAGACCCAACCCAATATGGTTTCTGTGATGTACTTCAGCCCATGCGGCTGTTCTTCGTATAGTAGGGCATGCATGACCTGAACGTCATGCAGCTCCCCCTTGAGCTCGCAGCCCACATTGGCCATGATGTGCTGGTCGAACTTGGCGTTTGCCAGCACCCATTTCTTGTTGGGGTCGTCGAACGCTCGTTTGAAGAAGAGCATTGTGTCTGCTGGCATGCATATGCGGCGATCCCCCCAGCTTAGGCTCCAGAACAGGGGTACGTCCTTGGCGATATTCAAGCCAGTGGTTTCTGTATCGATGGCTAGAATTGGGACGTCTTCGACCACCTCTTTGACTAGACATGGGAGGTCTGGGTCATCTCGTGTGTACCACTCCGCATCTGGCAAATCTATATTCCATGGGGCCATGGCAAACCTCTGGGTGGGTGGGAGTTACCCCCACCCACCCTGCAATGATGCTATCGGTAGTCTCGCGCGTACTGCCGCTCTTCTACGTCATTAGGGTCCCCACCCCCCAATGCCTCAGCCTCTTCCAAAGTCATCTGGAAGCGTCGCTCCTGCACCTCGATGCTATCCGGGGCGAAGATGGAAGGGAGATCGAGCGGTCGCGCTTTGTAGGATGGATCGATCGGATGAGGTTTCGACCAGCTCGTGAAGATGAGTTGCGTCTGCCCAGGGGTGTCTAGCCGCTGCACGTTGATGTCTACATCAAACACGCTAGCTCTGGCCGGATGTGCGCATTGTGAGCATTCAATGAACTCTTCCGGTGTCGCCACATGGTGGCAATGCGGGCACTCCACGTCGCCCTGAAGCATAGTCTCTTGGTCTTGCAGGCTGACTGAGGTGTTTTGGCAGTCCACAATGTCCGTGCCGCATTTACGGCATAGGAGGGCCCTCCGTGAGATAGAATCGGGTGTACCGCAAGTGGCGCATGTCTTTCCGATGAGGGCGTCGTACCCCTTGATTACTTCAAAATGTCCGAATCCCACGGACCAATGTTGGATGTGGCCCTCCTTCTCTTCAAGGATGGCCACTCCTTGTGGGACCTCCGCCTTTCGGCGCCATTCTGTATATGCCTTGCCGGTCTTCTCGCTGACCTTGACTAGACCGTTTTCATCTGTCTGCTCGATCTTGCAGAACGGACCGTACTCCAGCACCGTGAACGCGTAGCGTTCGATGCGGCTGAAGCGCCCCTTGCGCCGTCCATCGCTGTCACGGGGGGCAGCGAAGTAGGCTCGGCATCCGATGCAGGGCTGTGCGTATTGTTTGCGGAACCAGATAGCTCCGGCAGAGCAGATCGTACTTTTGTATGTACGCCCGTCGAAGTGTTCTGTGTATTCGAAGTACTCGCAGGTGTCAGTCTTCAACCCCCACTTACCAGGTTCGAGCTCAACGGCCCGTTGCAGCTTGTACTGACCGGGGATGAGCCGGATCATGGTAGTGGACCCAATAGGTGGTCGGAAGATATTAGAGAAGCGGGAGCCGGTCCACCCCCCGCCACCTCGTTGCTGCTTCTTCTCATTTTGCCTCTTGCCCGCGTTGTATCTCCACCCACCAACGTTGGCTGTCTGCAGAGGCGGTTTACCGTATGCCATATTCTGATCTCCTTCTTGTTGGGCTGAGCCCGTTTCTTATGGCCCACAGGTAGTACTCTTCAGCTTGGTCGATGGCCTGTACTACCTCTTGTGGATCCAAATCCGTTGGCTGTTTCGCCGACGACCTGAAGGTGACCATCCGTACCTTCAGACTCTGGCTAAGAGCGGCTCCTATTTCGTGGGCGCCTGATTGCCCGGAGTCGTCGTTGTCCATCATGACGTACACCACTCCGCCCAAGTGTTCAAGCAGCCACTGCTGCCCATCCTTGAGATAGGATCCACATAGGGCGACCACATTTTTTATGCCCGCCTGGTATACCCACATGCACGCCTTGAACCCCTCGACTACTACTAGTGGTACATCCACCCCGAAATAGACATCGGGGTAGACACGATCGATATTCCATATGATTTCACTCATCTCTGTCTTGCGGGCGGGCAGCCCCCATTCCTCGTACTCCTTGTCGTAGACTTTGTAGCGGCGTGGGGACCTGTCTGTGACGTCACGCCCAGAGATGCCCACCAACTGTCCGGTCAGGTTGCGTAGAGGGAAAGTGATGCGCAGGTGCTTCTCATCGAAGCCGACATCGAATTCCTGGAGTACTTCCTCGGAGAACCCCTCGCTTACTAGATCGAGGGGGCACTTATCAAACAGGCCAAGAAAGCTTTCCGGCAGGGGCTCTGAATCTGTGGCCGGCCGCATCTTGGTTGGGTTTCTTGGTGCAGGGGTAGCCTTGGAGGCTGCCTCCAGTAAGTAGCTATATTGGTTACGCATAGCGAAGGGGGTGACCCCCATCGCTTTGAGGAACTGACGTAAGTTGCCCCTGGCTTTGCACGAGTGGCAGAAGTACAAACCAGTTACGACTGAGATGGCGAATGAGGGGGTGCGCTCTGGGGAACCGTCCGGGCGTGTGTGGAACGGGCAGGTTGCCATGAGGTTTTCTGGTCCGGACGGTTTGACGTTGTGTAAGTACCTCCGCGCGATGGCGGCGATATCAGCTTCTACACTCATTCATTTCATTCTCTCCAGGTCGCGTATGTGTTGCGCGATGTTCATGTCAATATTGTGTTTGGGTTGCAGCGCGTTGGTTCTAGCTGGGGAGCGTGGCTTGGAATGCCCCAACGCGCTAGCCGGTTCATCGTAGGACCTATCTTCACGGTGAGCTTTCTCGATCTCTTTCTCTGTCATGATGCTGTGGAAGGTGAAGTCGGAGCATGGGACTCCATTGATGCGTATTCCATGTAGTTGATACTCACGCGATCCACCTGCCACCAGCGCGATGGTTGGGGAGTTCTTCTCGTTGATAACCCGGAAGCCCTGGGTGATGTCTTGGCCCACCGCATCAGCAAAGGCGATTTCATCGAGCTCAGCGGCATTGTTTTTGGCCGCAGCCCTATTCGCTTGCATCGTAGCGATCACTGGTACATGTGTCTCTAAGATCATCTGACGGACGTCTCTCGAAATATGCATGACTCTCTGCCAGTCCGCTGTCCGTGCTGAACCTCGGTCATCGCTCAATAGGTACAGTCCGTCCACGAAGCATACGTCGGGTTTGTACTGTTCTATCTTAGACTGTAGCCACACGACGCCGTCTCTACCCTGAGCGTCCTTGCCTGAGAGTACGATAAGGTCGTTCCTTCCATTGCTCATCTCGGCTCGTTCCCGTATCGTGTTGGCGAGGTCGAAAAGGATGGTGCGGTGGGCGGCGTCCAGTTTGCCTAAGCGAGTCTCTCGATAGGGCAGACGTTCCATGCTAGCTGCGGTGCGCAATAGCATATTGTCCGGGGTCATTTCTTTGGTGTAGCAGAGCACTCTCTTTTCTTGCTCGGCGTAGGCGTGCGCCATGATGTAGTCGAGCACGAATGTCTTCATGCTCTTGGGCCGCCCCCAGAGCAGAACGTAATCGTCTTCACTGATACCACCGACTTCTACATCCAGGGGTTCCCATGGCCAGTGTAATACTGGCTGGATAAGCCCCGTCTCTTTCATCTCATAGTTTTGTAAAAGTCGGTCGATGTGGGTGCTGAAGAATACGTCGTTGCTAGTATTGCTGCCGTAGCACATGATGCTGTCCACGGCCTGTCGTAATGTGGTGGCAGCTTCTATAGGGTTAACCTCTGCCATTTCTATGGCGGCGGCGGCTGCCTCTTTCAGACGCAGGGTTAATCTTTGCGCGCGTACGTCATGGCATAGCGCCTGCGTCGTCATATTCGGCGCATCCACCAGTTCAAAATGTGAGAACTGTTGGCGGAAGGCGTCCTCGGATATGACGGAGCCGCGTGTGGCGTCGCTTTTGTAATAGGTGTATAGAAAGTTCCAGATGGCGCGGCATTGTGGGTTGGCGAAGTCGTCTTCCACTATGCCGTAGGACAGGACCTCCTTCATCTCCCCCGTTTGTATGAGTCGGGTGATGAGCCGATGCTCGGGTGTGGCCATTAATCCTCCTGTAGTCCCCACACGCAACGGGCGGCCCGTGGTGGTGGTCGACCACCACGGTGCTGCCCATTACGTGTGTCGGTAGAGAACTGGGGTGCGCGGGTTCCGAAATTACCACGGGGAGCGTGGTTTGGACCTCACGCTGGAGGGGCTTCGTCACTATTGAGGTGCTCCGCGAGCCCCTGTGGCAGGCGCGTCACCACACCTTCACCATTTGTGGAGATGGAGGCATGCCCTTCCATATAGAACTGCGCTACGTCATTCTCCATGGAGTTGCGTAGGGCTGTGAGCGCTTGCAGGGTTTCCTTAGACCAGTTTTCGTGTTCGGTGTACCCCAACGTGGCTCCTGTTGTGCTCTTCACGAAGGCGACGCGAGCGCGCATCCTTGGGTTGGCAGACCCGAATAGAAAGCTAGCATGTAGGATTTCCATGACGGCGAGGCCGTCGGCTTTTAACTGTCCCTTAATCATGGTTCCTCCAGTCTGGCCATGACGATGCGCATACCGACGTCTGCTAGCTCGTCTGCTTTGTGCAGCGCCATGTCCCCCGCCAGGTCGATCATGTCCTCCGTTTGGTCACAGGCGAGGGAGACGGTGACGGAGCACTTACCCTTGCCGAAATCCAGCCCGTACCCAATCTGCCCGGCGACACGTGCCTCGGGGAGGGAAGGGTTTCTTCTCAGTCCGGGGAAGTCCACGATGCCATGATCTGATTTGGTAGTTTCGTCCGGCATGGTTATCTCCCTTAGGAATTGCCCGCGTATCATGGGATCACGAGCTTATTGGGTTTATGGTAACTACATCTGACAGCACGCACCTTATCCGCCACCTCCTGTGGTAGCTGCTTAGATGCGTATGCCAGTTCCACTTTGGCTTTGTCCCCCCCGTATATGACGGAGGGGGTGATTGTTCCGCCGTGTTCCAAAAACCAGTCACGGCCCATTTCTTCATAGAGCTCCGCCCAATTGTAGGAGATGGACGGCCGCCCTGTTAAACGGAATGGGCCGCAGCTAACTTGTCGGGCTCGACAGGCTTTCTCGGCCATATCCAGGGTGGCGTTGTAGCGATCAACCAATTGTTCGAGTCGCTCAAAGAACTCAGTGTTGGCTTTCTTGAACTCATCGAGTTCTTGCGCCACGACTTCGAACGCTGCCACTTCCGGTATTTCGTGTGCAGGTTTGCTTTTACTCACCTTCGTCCTCCTCTACTGCATCCCAGACCTCTTCAACTGTGGCGGTGGAAGGGGTGGAGGTGTCAACAGTTGATGGAATCCCGTAGTACTCTGCCAGGCGTATGTAATCGCTGGCAGCGGATTTTATATGTGCGAAGAACCGCCGCATGGGGCTGTTCTCCGCATGGTCGGCGGCGGAGCGAGCCACGAACGCCGGGTGGAGTGTGGGAATGCACAAGTAGCGCACCATGTTTCTGGTAGTGGGGGCGACTAGCTGCCCGCGAACCTTGCGTAGCCATTGCCCTTTCTTCTCCGTGAGTACCGGTACTTGCGTAACCCCTGGGATCTCTATATGGGTTTCGTGCCCTGCCTCATTCAGAATGGAGACCGGTCGTTTCATTAGCGTGGCGGCTGCGGTCGCTCCTAATGTCACGATCAATAGCGGGTCCACGATGTAGATTTCTTCATACAGGCGTGGGAGGCAGGCGTTGATGTGAGCGGGCAGCGGGGGCTGGTCCTTATATTTGGGGAGCGACACCCCGCGCACTTGTCGGAGTACAGGTTGGCCGTTCGCGTCCACCTCTTGTTTACAACTGCGGCAGGCTACGATGTTGGTTATATAGGATACGTCTAGGATATTGAGGCGGCGCAGCACTTCTCGAAGGAGCTTGCCGGAGCGCCCGACGAACGGGCGTCCGTACGCCTCTTCAGTACGACCAGGGCCTTCCCCGATGAACATGATGCCGCGTGGGGCGCCCTCACCGGCTACGAATTTGCCACCGACGAGTTGGCGCCGCTCACCCAGCTCACATTTAGTACATGTTTCCCACTCCGCGTTGAGGTCGGCGAGTTCCCTACGCGCGTCCAGGCGCATGTGGTTCTCCCTGCGGCATCTGGTTGGTTACGATGAGGTTGCTCTCAGCCTGCAGCCTCCGCTCCTCCATGCGCCCCTGTGCGTTCTTTAGCATGCTGATTGCGTTGTTGCGGTCGAAGTCCTGCAGGTCATCAACATATTGGATTTCGGCCACGCGAACATACAGGGGGGCTGGGGCTATATTGTGGTCGTTACTCATCAGCCCGCGCATACGCCCCACGATGGCTACTTGCCCCTGAGCTCCATGGGCGAACTGAGGTTCATCGGCGTAGTCGAGGACTGGATTGAGCTTTACCCATGTAGGGCATTTAGACTCATCGCTCGCCTCCACTACTACGCCCCAGTGGTGCCTCCCGGCGGTGGAAAGAACGCGGACCCAAATCTCTTTCTTTTGCTGTTCAGCCATTGCAGTCTCCTGATTGTGTTGGGGTGGTCAATGAGTTCATATTCATATGGACCACCCTCATCTACTGGCCATTGTCGTAGCTGCCTACGGATGACCTTACACATGCCGAGTATCGGCCCTATATCATCTTCTAAGAATTGGACTAGTGGCTTCTTGCCGATCTTATTCCCTACGCGGAGGGTTCTACCTATGAACTGCTGCAGAGCGTTTTTGCTAGTCATTGGCTCCGCGGCGATGATGGTATCTAGGTCTGCCTCATCCAGTCCCTCCAACCCGTATTGATAGATGGCGAAGTTAGTGGTCTTTGATCGTAGCGCCTTCATGCGCTCATCTGCCGGTATCTTGGCGATCATCAGCCCGGCAGTGGAGGGCATTGCGGCCACTTCTTTTATGTAAGCTCGTTGTCGCCGCTCCAACTCTCGTCGTATCTGTGAGGCTAGGTCATCTTGAGCTAGCTTCTCTTCAATGAGTGGAATGACCTTATGTTTAAGGTTATCCCTTTGTATTTGATTTAGGCTTCTGTCGAAGAGTGCGGCTTTGGCGCGTTTGAGTTCTAGCTCCCTCCGCGCCCTGGCCTTTTTAGTAAGCGGTACTGGTACGAGGGAAGAGCCGAATTCACTGGGCTGTGGCACGGGGATGTCTGTGTACAAGTCCGTGCGTCCGTTGTAGAGCGCCAACAAGTTCACTAGCTCCCCGATTGAGTTTGATAGTACCAGGATCTTCCTTCCCGCGGCTTCGTGTTTTCGCACCTCCTTCAAAATGAACTCCAAACGTTGCCGCCAGCGACCGAAGTGTCCTGCTAGCTTGGAGAGGTGCAGCTCCCCGTTCTTGTCTGTTACTTCCTCCTTGACCTGCTCATCGTTCATATCGAGCTGCAGCCCCGTCCACAGGAATTGGAAATGAGGCGTGAGCTCCTGGCGCAGGTCTTTGTACAAGACCGGTCCAGCGTGGAAGTTGTAGATGACGTGGGCCCCGTCTGTGCGTTCTGGTGTTGCAGTTAGTAGGAGACGATATCCGTATATCAGGTCGATGGAGCGGCAAAACCAGGGGGCGGCTGCATGGTGCCCCTCATCGAAAATGCCCAACCCAAAATGCCGACGAAGCTCTTCAGGTAGGTCGTCTGCTCTATTGGCTAAGGTCTGATAGGTGGAAAGGACGATGGGCTTTTTCCAATCGCAGACATCACCTTGGATAAGTCCGATACCATCGGGCACTTCCAAATGCTTGGAGATCTCCCCCTGCCACTGCTTCATTAGGTTGGTGTTGTTAACTACGATGAGGGTGGGGACGCTCATAATAGAGGCTACGTAGAGGGCGACCACGCTTTTGCCCTTCCCGCAAGCCAATTGAAGGATGCCGCCTTTGGCACGTAGTATTGCTTCCGCGGCATCCTTCTGTGTTGTGCTGGAGGGATTCCTCGCGTCGAGGGTGATGCGGCTGATGATGCTCACTTTTTGGAAGTAGGCAGGGCGGCAGTCCACTACCTCGAACCCCACGTCATTTAAGTCCCACATGGCGCGGGGTACGATGAGATGGTGCTCTGTTTCGCGGTACAATTGTAGATAGCGCGCTCCCCCCATCTTATCCGTAAGCATGAATGTGAGGGCGTTCTTGACGCCTTCTACATTGAGAGCGGACTTGGGGGCCCAGAGCGCGCTGTCCAGATAGCCTATATTTGGATCCCTACGTACGAACCTCATCTCTTCCCCGGGTTGAAGTAATATGGAGTGTGGTCGACGATGAACGCCCCTTGTTGTAGTACACCCTTGAAGCCGGCGCGTAGCGATTCGATCAGGATGCGTCTCCAAGCGGGGACCCCCGCTACATGATCCTCGCTGACGGTCAGGAAGGGTGCAGCCTCGTGGGGCATCAGCATTTGTACTGGAGAGAACACTGAGGGGTACACCTGCCCTGGTGGCATCATTTGAGGGGGTGGGAGGTGTACTGGGTAGGTAGGTTGAGGCGCCGGCGGCTGTGGGGTGTAGGGGCGCGTTAGTGGCTGCGACTGCGTTTGAGGTTGCGGCGGAGGGGGTAGTTGGTAAGGGGTAACCGGCTTGCTCTGAACTGGTTGTATGGGGACTTGGGTTGGTTTGGTGAGGTTGGTGACCGGTACGACCTGTTGCTGCACCACGTCCTGCAGCTTCTTCTGGGCCTCGGCTGCCTTGAATACGCGGCCGCACTGTTCGTATAGCGAACATCGCTGCCTGATATGGGATCCGTCTGGGGCTGTATACATGGGGTCTAACCCCCCTGCGCACTCCGGATGTCGTTCCTCCCAACTAATTCCATAGCAATCCTTGTCATTTGTGGGCATGATAACCTCCTGTCTAAAGGGTTTCCTACGATTCCCTTATGCCCCGTCTCCAGCTACCCTTTCATCAACCTCTAAGGAGTCTAAAATGCGTCTGAGCGGACTTGTGCTGGACTTTTACGATGATCAGGGTGACGCCTCCACCTTCAAATCTATCTACCCGGAGCGGGGGGATGTTCCCCTTCTCGTCAAGACTGCGCACGTTCTTACTTCGGAAGAGCATGCGCGGCTGCCCGACGATGTGTTCGCCCTCGTTCTAATGCAGGATGATGGGGTGGCGTTACGCAAGTACGCGTGCATCGATCCGGGTAATACTGTATTATCCGTGGAGTACTTTTTGGCTAACCGGGATAAGTTGCCCGTCGAAGCACAGAAGTTAGCAGCAGCGAACTTGACCGAGGCGTGTCGCTGGTATTCTCTGCAGCCTCCGGCGGAGTTGGTGAAGGTAGCTCTGGGTGTGGCCGATATTGGGATGGGGGCCCTTAATGCCTACACAGGCGCTCAGGTCGCTAAGGCGGGGGCTAAGAAGTTCTGGGGGGACGTGGCGGGCAGCAAAGGGGTGGTAAACCCCCATATCAAGATCGCTGAGACGTCTAATACCTCGTTGATGCCCGGTCAGGAGAGTGTAGACAAGACACCCCCTGGTACGACCAAAGCCGTCGTTAAAAAGACGGCCGGACTTGGTCGTCTCGTGCAGGGTAAGGTCAAGCACCCGCAATCTGAAAGCGGGGAGCCCCCTGAGGTCGCCGGACCCGTCCCCGGCCACCAGGCGCAAGCGCACCAGCATAAACAGCTTCAGCCGCACATCAATGTGCAGGGGGCGGAGCCTCCCAGCCCGACTAAGATGAAGGTTTCGCATGTCACTGCGTTGCGCGGGAAGTATCCACTCGATAGTTATGAGCAAGTGAAGGCGGCCAGCGCATACTTCGAGGAGAATTGGATGCACTTTTCTCCTGAAGATCGGCGTGAGTACTGTGTTAGTATGGTCAAGCGGGCCGACGCGATGGGTATTCCTGTGAGTGATATGGCGCGCAAGTATGGATCCGCTACATATGCGCCGCAGGACGAAATAGATTTCGCGCTGTCAGCACGTCGTTCTTTGTATCCTGAAGAGGGGGTGGCCCTACTCGACAAGTTGGCGCAGGTTCGGGCGGTTGTGGAACCGGAAGTTTTTGCACTGGCCTTGTATGAAATGGACAAGACTGCGGGGGTTCACCACTTCTACGACCGCGATCTGCTGGATCCGTTCTTCACAACGTTTGGCTTTGTTAAGGAGGCCACCTACAGTGAGTCGATCGGCAACGACTACATTAACGAGTTCATGCTGCAGCAGGTAGCGCAGTCGCATTATGCATGGATCAAGGAGAGATTTGGCGAAGACATGGCGGATGAGTTTAGGAAGGACCCCGTGGGTATTTTCAAGTCGTTGCCCATGGAGCAGAAGAAGATCATCATGCGACTAGCGGCTGACGTGCAGCCTAGTAGTGGCGAATCCTGAAAATATAGGGTAGCCTGCCCCCCATGACTGATTTTCATGTGGACTCCCTAGCGCGCCTACTGCGTGAGCTCAGGCAGAAGCCGGCCCCCGCCGGCCAAAGCCGCCCTGACCGGCGATTCCCTCTCCGACACCACTGCCCGTGCCCGAGGTCTTGTCGCAGCCTACACAGGACGAGACGGCTGTCACGATCGTCCATGATGAAAAGGTGCCCTCTAAGGTTACAGCCAAGAATATCTTTCGCCACCCGGAGGCGCATCCCCTCGTCCTGGACCTTCTCCTCATCGGCAAATATGGCGGGGATTGGTTGGGGTGGGAGCAGGAGACGTTGGAGCACCGCGTACCCATTGATTTCGGTGTGGATCGGGTGAGCGACTTGAATATTTCTAAGCTGCAGGCGGTGAAGACGCTGCACCTGGTCGATTCATTCTGGCAGCGCTGGGAGGTATTTACTTGGTGCACGATGCCTCTAAACGGCATCTTCCCAGATTTTCGTATCATGCAGGTGCCGACGGTACTTCAATGTATGATCTCCGTTGATATCTCCAAACGGATCCGGGATGACATGGTGTGGGACGACGAGGTCAAACAGTATCTAGCGGTTGTCCATAAGCATGATGGAATTCTTCTACCGCAGGCCCCTCTCGATTTTGTAGAAGTGGATACAGTGGGGTTGCCCATTGATATGGGTGCGGTGATCGATCAATGGAATTCAGTACGCTCTTCTAGAGCTGCGCCTTCTGACGACTCACCTGAGGGAGAGCAGTTGCGACGCATGCTCGAACTCTATGAAGAGATGGAGCGACACCTCGCGCAGTTGCGCCAACAATTAGGAGTACTCCGCGATGCTTAACCCACAGATGGCGGTAGCCTTTTTCGAGGAGATGGAGAAGATTGCACTCGGATGGAGCACGTTGACCCCGAACGCGCGTAACCTTTTGGGGTCTGCTGCTACTTTAGGAGTACTCGGTAGTGGTGTTGGCGGTGGTATGGGGTATCTAAAGGCCAAGGCGGAAGGTGCGGATACAGGCACCGCGCTTACCGCCGCTGGTAAGGGAGCCCTCGTAGGCGGTACTGGTGGCGCCGCCCTCGGGGCCGGGCTTGGGGGGTTCTCCAGATTGCTACGGGGCGCCAACCCTGTGACGTACGCTCGGTATGTACCGCCGGCAGAACGAGCCGCGATGGAAGCCGCGGGGCGGTTGGAGCATGGTGCCAACGTTACAAAGGGTACCCACTTCTTGAAGAGTATGGATAAGAACATCGCCGACTTTGGACGACGGCAGCTCCACGCGCTATTTGGATATGTTCCGAAGGGGGTCGACCGCAATGCCTATCTACGCGATATTGGTATTGGGGGGCGAATGGCGCCGGAGGACGTTGTGCAGTTGGCTAGAGAGCACTTAAGCGACGTCGAGGCCGGTAGAGTCAAGGGTTTTATCCCAATACCGCAGAGCCTACGTCGTCTCAATGCCAAGTGGGATCTGTTCAACGCAGAGCAAGCAGCTAAAGCCAACCAGGAACTCATGGAAGCGGGGGCTACCAGCCTACCTGGTATGGTAAGAGCGGCCTTTTCCAAGGAGCGTCGAGCCCCATTAGTAAAGGGTGTTGGAAGGGACCTGTTATTTGGCGGTGGCGTAGCAGGTACTCTGATGATGGGAATGGGAGGCTATGACCTGTACAAGGGTATCCGTGGGGATGTGTTGCCAGGGCAGGAGAATATGGGGCGGGGGGAGCGCCTTGGTGAGGCGATTGGCAACGCCGCTGGCTGGATGCTCCCCACCCCCCTTCCCATGGCGGGTCAGGTGGTGGGCGGAACCATTTTGAATAAGGCGTTCGGCACCGCTGGCAGGTTGGCGGATAAGATTTTGGGTAACAAGCCTCCTGGCACTCCATATGTACGCCCTCCCATTACGGATCCCACGGACCCCGTGGCCTCTACCGCGCAGCAACTAGGCCCGCAGGTGGTCATGAGTCCTTCGGCCGCCGGTAAACCATATGGAGGAGGCTTCGAGCAATGACGTTTGTCGGCGCTGGTATGGGTCTTGGGCAGCCCTCTACTGGGCTCCGCTTCGCGACCACGCGGGGGCGTATCCAGGGTAGCCCTATCATGGGGGTTAACTACCCCAGCCCCTTCTTCGATGTTGCCCATACCTACTTACCCACCACCGTCAAACAGATGTTTAGGTGGTGTCGTTACTACTTTCTGACAAACCCGCTGATCAATGCAACGGTCTTCAAGCTGAGCGAGTACCCTATTACTGACGTAATTGTCGATCATGCTAACGAGGGTACGAAGAAACTGTGGGAGGAGTATATTCATGACCATTTAAGATACCGCGCTTTTCAGGTTGAGGTGGGGCTGGATTACCATACGTATGGCAACGCGCTGATCAGCCTCAGCTTTCCATTTCATAAGTACCTGACGTGTCGCTCTTGTGGGTATCAGGAGCAGGCTAGAAAGATCCGCGACCGCTGGACGTTCACCAACTTCCACTTCCGACTTACGTGTCCGAAGTGCGGTACGGTGGCGGAAGCGATGGTCAAAGATTTCTATGTCAAGGATCCTAGCGGCATTAGACTAGTCCGGTGGAACCCCGAGGATGTTGAGATTTCCTATAATGATTTGACGGGCCAGTACACGCACTTCTACACCATTCCGGGGCCTCTCCGTAATGACATCACTGTGGGCAAGAAGGACGTAGTGGAGCAGGTGCCCCAGATCTTCATTCAGGCACTACGGCAGCAAAAGGGCGTCGTCTTCAGTAAGGATATGCTCTTCCACATGCGGCGGCCTACACTAGCCAACCAGGATCGTGGGTGGGGATCTCCGCTTCTACTGCCCGTTCTCAAGGATGCGTTCTACCTGCAGATTATGAAGAAGGCGCAGGAGGCCGTTCTGCTTGAGCATATAGTTCCACTGCGGGTTCTATTCCCGCAGGCCGGGTCAGGAAGTAGTGACCCCTATACTACTATCAACCTGGACACTTGGCGTGACCACGTCGCACAGGAAATAGCTCGGTGGCGCTACGATAACAACTATATCCCCCTGATGCCACTTCCTATCGGGCAGGAGACGATCGGGGGGGATGGCCGTGCTTTGTTGCTCACACAAGAAATGCAGTTGTGGAGTGACCAGATACTGAATGGGATGCAAGTACCGGTAGAGTTCATTAAAGGGGGGCTCAGTTACGCTGGAACCAATGTCTCCATGCGCATGATGGAGAACATGTTTTTGGGTTATATCCTGTATCATAAGCAGATGCTGCGTTTCGTAATGCAGAGCATCAGTTCATATCTGGATTGGCCTTTGGCACGGGGCCGCTTCAAGCCCTTCAAGATGGCTGATGATCTCCAACGGCTGACACTTATGTTTCAGGCTAACCAAGCGCAAAAAGTCTCCGACCGTACCTTCCTCAGTCAGATTGATCTATCTCAAGAGGAGGAGAACAAGATTATGTTGGAGGAGACGAACACGCGGCTGGAGGCTACGGAGAAGCAGCAGCTCGCCATGGCAGAGATCCAGGGCAAGAGCCAGATGGTAATGATGAAGTATCAGGCGAAGGCCCAAATGGCGGCGCAACAGGACATG